CAATGAGTAAACTAACTCCCCAAGATTACCTATCCATTATTGAAGTTATCAAGGGTAATAATCAACTCCAAGATGATACCAAGGGCGTTGAATATTGGGATGCAATTGTTGAGAAGTTATATGAGGAAGTTAATGCCCTTGCTTATTACTCAAACCACAATCTTTAGGAGGTAAAATGATGAGTAACTTACAAGAATTCATTGACTATGTGTGGTCATTTTATAATACCAAAGATGGGTTATATCCTATCCAAGGTATTACTAAACCAATGATACTTGAGGCAAGTTGGTTATACTTACAGATGTGTACTTATCCATCAATGCCTGAATATTCATGGGGTGATGGTGATACATTAGATAGAGAACATGTAAGAGATATTATACTTAATGGTCCATCATTCTTAGGAGGTAACTAATTATGACAAGAAGAGTTAATTACAGAGGATTTGTATGTGAAAATACAAATCAAGAGGTAATGATTGTTTCCTCTTACTTAACAAGATTAAAGAAAACTGCAAGAGCAGGTAAGTATGGAAAAGACCTATTTTGCCCACATTGTAATCATAAGCATACAGTATATCACTTTAGTTGGAGTGCATTAGGGTGTCAAAAATGTAAAAGAATGGTTGCTAAATTAGATTGGTGGGTATCATCAGACCCTAGTAAGTTCAGCAAAAGAATAACACTATGCAACCCTAAAGTGAAGTATTATATTGATAAGAATAGTGTAGGAGAAATAGCAGATAATGGACAAGTTTTAGATGCCAAATATTCACCTAATTCTATTCACTCCCATTTTTAATTATTATGAAAGTTGTTACTGACTCATCCAAAGACTGGTTTGATTTCTGGTTTAATAGTGATGATTTTGACCCTAGTAAGATAACATGTAATGTAGATGATAAGGAAATAGATTGTAATAGTTTGAAAGAACAATTTAAGGACCAAGATCTTTCTTTTGGAGGTACTGACTAAATGGACATTGAAACTGCCTACAAAACTACAACTCACAAAGTAAACCTAACTGGAGGAGAGATTAGCACTATTCTTTATTACCTAGAATGGAAAGTACAAGAGCTAAATGATACTGGAAATGCTGAAGATATTGCCCCTGAAATAGAACGAGTCTTTGCAGAATTACAGTCAGTAACTGATAATTATTATGCATGGCATGAACGGCAAGAGATACAAGGGGGGGTCGCTTAAAGTGTCCCTATAGTGTAGTTAACGATTGAAATTATGCGATATTCAGTTCATTGTCCATCCGCACCTTTTGAGAATAATTCTTTTATAAACCTTGACGATTGTTGGGGGTTATGTTTAGATCTCTCGGAAGAATATGGATATGCTGAAGTTCGTTATGGCGAATGTGTATTAGGGAGTTATACAAATGGTAACTAAAAGATCAGATGAAAATCTCAAACAACGCCGTCAATTATGTGATGATCTTGATTACTTAATCCAAGAAGATAAGGCAATCAGAGAGGAACTAATTGATGAGTATGTTTATCTCTTAAATGATAAACGGTTTGTTGAATTGCAAGAGTATGTGAAACAAGAACTCTATGCAGATCATTGACACAACTTGTTAAATAGAGGTAGAGTTCCTGCCTCTTTTTTATGACTAAAACTATCAGTTTCGATTTAAGAGATTACCTAGAGAATAACTATCCAAAGTTAACATTAGATGAGATAGATTTAATTGCCAGTGATTTACATAATCGATGGGATTACAATCCATTAATTAAACAAGTTAAGAACAAAGTAGAGGAGACTGCGTATTATGCAAATATCAAATTAAACGAAGATCTTATTAGTACGGTACGTGAAGATACGCAAGAAGATATAGAGGAAGGGTTTGTACATTCTTCGGAAGGTTGTTAGTTATTCTTATAGTATTACATCTTCTAGTATAACATTGAATCAGTGCAATTTTCACAGAACGAGATGCGAACGCGATTTTTTGAAGTATAAATTAACATAAACTCCTTGTAGACTTCAAAGGAATTATAGATACCTTTGTATGCTTTGTTCGGGGAATTATAGTAACTTAGAAGGGGTTGATAATAACAAGGGGGGTCGCGTAAAGTGTCCTAGTAATGAACATACAGAACAGATTCATCCAAATGAAACTGACACCAATTGCCGCTAATCAGACCCAGTTAAATCTCAATGACGGCACAGAAGTTTTCTTCAGTTATGAAACACCAGTTGCTGCAAAGTTGCCTAATTATGATTACATCAGAACAGCAACTAAGTGGAGCATAACAACAACTAAGCACATCAATAAGTGGTTAGAAGGTGTTACTGCTGAGACTGTAGATCAAGAAGTACTTTACAACCTAGTGGGTTAATCCCTCTAGGTTTTTTATTACTTTTCTAAAGGACTTATTACTTATGAAATTCATTTTATTAGGTGTAATTGCGTTTCTTCTGTATACATCACCACAGGCAAGAAATGCAAGTAGTGAGATACTCAGAAGCACCGCAAATTTCCTAGAAACAAAGGAACAAACCCCAGAACTATTACACGAACCAGAATACTTTAAGGTTCCTAATCCTTTCCATTCCCAATAACATTTTCCCTCAATGAATACAACCATTCGCTATTCTTTTCCCAATGATCAAAAGTTCCGTTACATGTCATTCTCAACCTATGAAAAAGCACTCCAATGTATCAAACTCTTCAAGCAAATTGAAGTCAAAGCAGAAGTCAAAACTAATTGAATATGACCATAAATTATATAAAGAGATATTGGAATATATTAAACATGATAACTATTACCTCCCCACACTTTAAATCATGACTATTAACAACCGCTTACAAATGGAACATCGTGCAATAGAATTAATGGAAACAGTTGAAGACACTGCTGAATACTTTTGTGACGAACATACTTGCAGTGGTGAAGAGTTTTATGTTATGATGAAGGCACTATGTGATTGCAAACTAAGAGAATTTCCATTAGATTTAGATGAATTAGAGGAGGACATTTACAATGACTAAAGAGAATAAATCGGCAAGCGATTCATTAACTAAAGAGTTTAAAATAAAGGATACATTTACAGAAGAAGAGATTACTTTCCTTTATGAAATTGCCCAACAATTAAGAGAACAAGCAGACCCAAGTAATGAAATAGTATTATCCTTACATCAAAAACTTTACAATCTAACTAACAATGAGTAACACCAATTCCGTTCTAAAAGAAATCAATGACCTAAGACAACTTACCTTAGAAGAGCAACTAGAAAACTTTAAGATTGCAGGTGCTAATTTCATCGTAGCGTTAGACCGTTATATATCACAAATAGGAGAGAATAAGAATGACAAGTAAACAACCAACACAAACAGAATTACTTTCACAAGTTGTTACTAAGTTAGATACAATCATCATTCAATTAGATTCAATTTTAAACTATAAACCGTCTGGAGTAAGTGAAGATATAGAAGAGGAAATTGTATCACTTAACAAACAAGATACACCCGATTGGATTAACAACTTAGATCCCCCTGATTTCGAATTAATAGATGATACAAACACACATGATTATTCTTCACTATTTGGTAACTTAAAATGATCAATTCAATTCAAAAAGGTGTTAGTTTAGTCTTTATAATATGGGTAGCAGTTATTGTATTTGGTGATGAAGATACAACCACTAAGAGATACAATCAAGATACAGACTTTAATAACAAAAGTGTTACTCAAAGACTCTTACATCCTCCCTCTAAACTAATAGACCCCTGGCGTAATCAGTATCCGTTATATAACAACTATGGAGAGAGGATTATAGGGACAGATTATTAATGGGGCTGTGGAAAACTATTGACCGTTTGTGTTACTTAAGGGGGTGTAATAACCCTCTTTTTAGTATCAATTTATACCAAACATATAATAAAAAGGATTAAAAATGGTCTAATAAATAGGGGTTAGTTGTTTATACGTTTTCCACAAGTATGTTGAAAAGTATCATTAAACTGTGGAAATCCTTGTGGAATAACTGTTAGAAACCTCTCTGTAATCTGTGTTTTAATTGTCTTATAGTGTGTGCTCTTAAATGTCTCATAGTGTTGTTATCTTAGCGAGCATTCTATCACGAACGCCCGTATAATGTCAATACCCCCGTTAACATTTACAACCCCCCAATGTGCGCTTATATTTCTGTCACAAACTCTTATAAATATACACCATAATGCTTGACAACAACTCTCAGTAATGTTAGACTAACTTAGTAACACTCTAGTAGGCACAATCCAATGACAGTTTCTTACTACAACAGTACGCAGCAAAGGTATAGAATAACGTTGGATATTACGACACTCGATGACTTTAATCCACAGCAGATTGATTGGAGAAAAGTGTTAGACTTGCAGGACAATGAGTCAGTAGAGAGTGTTATCGAAGACATGAGTAATCCTGTCAGTTGGTAGTTAGTAACCGTAAGGGTCTTATGTGTTACTTAGCGTATCTTCAGTAACTATAAGGGGGGGTCGTCTAAATTGTCCCTGTATTGTACCAACTAACTTAAGGTAAAACACATGGGAGTTTCTGTTAATCTTGATGCTCTAATCTTCGCTCTTGAAGAGTCACAATCGGGCAACGAACTTCTGGAAGTAATTGACAGTTTCGTTTCTGAAAGTGAGGACGCATAAGTAACACAAACTAAAGGACAGATTAGGGCAGGGTGGTTGACACTCTGCCTTTTTTATGTTATGATGTATATGTAACAGTTTGATTTTAAGGATTAGCGATGCCTGATTAATGCGTATTGACAGTTATTATGCCCTTATGTTATCCCCGCGCCCGGCGCGATGCCCCTTATTAAAAACGATAGAGACCCTAACCTACAACGGACCGAATTCGAGAGAGATATATACAGTTGAAAAAAAATCCCCCAGATAAGAAATGGACTGATTACCCTTTTGATTCTTGGAGTTTTTGGGTGTTTATTTTTAGATCCCTCAGAAAATATTGGAATAGAAAAAACGCCCTATATAGAAAAATTTCCCCCAGTAAAAAATAAATGGTAGAGGATACAACATATCATATCTACGCAAAGGACAGAGTATTATATTGCAATTTAAACGAGGAAGATTTTGAGGAAAAATGGGAATTACTACAAGTAATGGTAGGTATTCTGAAAACAGAGTATTCTACCAAAGATTTGTCGTATATTAAACTAGGAGCAAAGTGTGGCGTAGGGGGACCAGGTAAGGTTATCTACAAACATGAATGGGAAGAAGATTCGTATTGACTTTATACATATATCAGTGTATAATTGAATTGAAGGTATTAAAAAATTATGGCAAAAGGATTTACTGTTAAAGCAAATGCTCCCAAGGCAAAATCCAAGAAGGAAGATTGGGATATCGATGCTATTAAAGCAAGAATGAAAGGAAAGGCAATTGTATTTTGTCTTCCTGGACGTGGAGTATCTTACACATACTTAAAGAATTTTGTTCAACTATGCTTTGATATGGTACAGAATCAGATGAGTATACAGATCAGTCAAGATTACTCATCTATGGTTAATTTTGCAAGATGTAAGTGTCTTGGAGCAAATGTATTAAGAGGACCTGAACAGATACCGTGGGACGGAAAATTATCATATGATTATCAACTATGGATTGACTCGGATATTGTCTTTGATACTAACAAGTTCTGGCAGTTATGTGATCTTGCAGTTCCCGCAGAAGGTGATGAGAGAGATATTACAGCAGGATGGTATGCTACTGAGGATGGCAAGACTACATCTGTCGCCCATTGGTTAGAGGAAGATGATTTCCGTAAGAATGGTGGAGTAATGAACCATGAGACTGTGGAATCGATCAGCAAGCGTAAGAAGCCATTCACTGTAGATTACACAGGTTTCGGGTGGGTAATGATTAAGAAGGGTGTTTTTGAGAAACTTCCATATCCTTGGTTTGCTCCTAAGATGCAAGTTTTCGAATCCGGTGCAGTACAAGACATGTGTGGAGAGGACGTATCATTCTGTTTAGATGCCATAGAGGAAGGGTATGATATCTGGTGTGATCCTCGTATACGTGTAGGGCATGAAAAATCTCGTATCATATAATGATGGGAGTTTTTAATAGTAAACATCCAGATTTTTCTATGAAGACTGATGAGCAACTCTGGTATGAAATATCAGAAAATCTTACCGAAATTTCTCGTAGAGACAAGGTAAATTATCGGGTTCGTGCCTCGAAGGAGTCGGTAATAGAAAAACTTAAAGCTTTAGGTCTTACCTCTACAATATCAATTGAATCAAAGGAGAAAAATTAAATGGCAAAGGCAGTTGCATGGAAAGTTGATGGTTATATAGAACCCGTACCCAAAAAAACTCGACAGGGAACAGGAAAACATTCAAAACAAGCAGCAACATCCCGTAACCCCCCTCGTAAAAAATATCGAGGACAAGGAAAATAACTTTTCAAACGCTCTTATACCTTCAAGGGCGTTTTTTTATTGTGTTTCTAAGACCCCTAGATGCCTTTCTAACACCTTTCTTATTCTCCTTATGAGTATTGCTTCAATTGCTAATATAGATAGACTTAGAGACGATAATTTTGGAAAAAAATGGAAAATTTAGAACAGAAAATGCTCCGTGAAATTGCAAATGACAAAATAACTCCAAAAAAATATAATTTTAAGGTCGATTCTGAACTATTTGACTCCGAAAATGAAGAATTTGCAGAAAATATCAATTTAAAACTTGATTATGACCCTGAATCCGTTCCTCTCGCTGAATTTTGATTAAAAATCGTTAATAAATAATATATAATTGTAATATCCATCATATTCAATGCCTGTAGAAAGGATCAGTAAAGGTTTTAAAGATATTAGTATGACTTTTCAGGCAAATCCTTTGTCTAGAGATTTAATTGCGCTTAAAAATGCGAACGCAATTGCTAGATCAGTCAAAAATATCGTATTTACCCTTCCTGGAGAAAAGTTTTTTGATGAAAACTTTGGTTCTAGAATTACTGCAATCCTTTTTGAGAATATAAATGACGTAACGGCATCAATTATTGTTGATGAAATTACACATTCAATATCAAAGTACGAACCAAGAGTTGAATTAATTGAAGTAAAGGCATTTCCTGATTATGACAACAATACTTTTGATATAATGATCGTATATGAAATTATAGGAGCAGATGTTCCACCACAACAATTAGAATTCGTTTTAGAATCAAATAGGTAAAATGCCATTAGTTAATTTTTCAAATCTGGATTTTGCCCAGATCAAAACAACTCTTACAGATTATTTGCAAACAAATGCAAATTTTACTGATTATGACTTTGAAGGGTCTAACCTTTCAACTGTTTTAGACGTATTGGCGTATAATACCTACCTTACTTCATACAATGCCAACATGGTAACTAATGAAGTATTCATTGATAGTGCAACTTTAAGAGAAAATATAGTTTCATTAGCAAGAAATATTGGATATTTACCTCGTTCTAGAAAATCAGCACGTTCTGCAATCAGTTTTTTCGTTGACACTACAAAAATTATCCCTTCCCCATCAACATTGACCCTTAAAAAGGGTACTGTAGCAACTACTGCGGGATCTTTTGGTAATCAATCTTATGTTTTTTCAATTTTAGAAGATATTACGTCTCCAGTTTATAATAATGTTGCTCAATTTGACAATATTTTAGTTTATGAGGGGACTCTTTTAAATACTAACTTTACATATAACTCAAGAAACCCAAATCAAAAGTTTATTTTACCAAATATTGGCATTGATACTGATTTAATTGCAGTAAATGTCAAAAGTAATGAAATGGCGACTGCTAAAACCAAATATAGCACTCAAACTAGTCTTTTTGACATTGATAAAAACTCAAAAGCCTATTATTTGCAAGAAGTTGAAGATGAAAGATATCAATTGTTCTTTGGAGACGGTATTTTTGGAAAAGCATTAGAAGAAGGTAATTTTATTACTGCTGATTACATCGTTTCTAGTGGTGATACTGGTAATGGGGTTGGTCAGATGACTTTTGCGGGAACTCTTACCTATGATAGAAATGGAGAGCTTTATAATGTAACATCTGGCATCTCTTTGATGACCACTAATGAATTTTCGACTGGTGGTGAGAATATTGAATCTGTGGAGTCGATTAGAAAGTTTGCTCCAAGAATATATGCTTCACAAAATAGAGCAGTATCCGCCCAAGACTATGAATCTTTAATTCCTGCAAGAATTTACCCAGAAACAGAGTCAATTTCGGTTTTTGGTGGTGAAGAGTTGGTTCCACCTCAATATGGAAAGGTTTTTATTAGTATTAAACCAAGAACAGGTGATTTTCTTCCTAATATTATTAAAGAAAACATTAAAATGAAATTGAAGAAATATTCTGTTGCTGGTATTGTTCCCGAAATCTTAGATCTTAAATATCTTTATATTGAAGTATTTTCTAAGATTTACTATAATTCAAATCTTGCTCAAACTGGAACAGAAGTTTCATCTTTAGTTCAAAATTCTGCTACTAAGTATGCTGAATCAACTGAGTTAAATAGATATGGTGCTAGATTTAAATACAGTAAGTTTTTAAATCTTGTTGACCAAAGTCAAGAAGGTGTTACATCCAACATCACTACAGTTCAAATGAGAAGGGATTTACGAGTGATATTGAATAAAATTACTGAATATTCAATTGGATTTGGTAATGCTTTTCATATTAAGAATATGGGTGGATTTAACGTTAAGTCCAGTCAATTTGTTGTTGATGGTGTTCCTAACCCAGTTTACATATCTGATATTCCTAATTCTTCTGGGGCAACCGGATCTCTCTTCCTATTTACACTTCCCAATGTAAATTCATTAAGTCCTCAAATTGTTAAGAGAAATGTTGGTAAAATCAATTACTTAAGTGGAGTCATAACAATAAATCCTATTGTTATTCGAGCTGCTAAAATTAGGGAGGGACAATCTATAATAGAATTGTCAATATGCCCTAAATCAAATGATGTAATTGGATTACAGGATTTGTATTTGCAACTAGATATTGGTAGCAGTACTTTTGAAACAGTTGTTGACGAAATTTCATCTGGAATGGATCCGGCTGGAGGAGGTTACACTGTAAGCTCAAGTTATCAAAATGGAGCATTAGTAAGAGCATAACATGGCAGAAAAAAGGGTCCAATTTCAAAACGTTGTTGAGAATCAACTTCCAACATATGTTCAAACAGAATTTCCATTAGTTTCTGAATTTCTTAAGAGTTATTACATCTCTCAAGAATTTCAAGGTGCTCCTGCTGATTTAATACAAAATATTGACAAATACGTAAAAGTTGATAATTTAACCAATTTAACTGATCATGTTGGATTAGGGTCAGATATTATTTTTTCTGATACAACTATTCCTGTTGATTTATCCAATTATCCATCTGGCACATCAGGATTTCCTGAAACTTATGGATTATTAAAAATTGATGATGAGATAGTTACATATACTGGATTAACTACTTCAGGTTTTACTGGTTGCGTAAGAGGATTTAGTGGTATTACAACATATAAGTCTGCAGATAGTCCAGATCAGTTAGTTTTTGATTCTACTATATCTGCTGATCATGAAAAAGGGGCTACAATAACCAATTTAAGTTGTATTTTCCTTAAAGATTTCTTATTAAAAACAAAGCATCAACTTTTACCTGGTTTTGAGAATAGAAAATTACATAAAGATTTGAATAAGAATGTTTTTATTAAACAATCAAAAGATTTTTATAGAAGTAAAGGAACTGATCTTTCTTTTCAAATCTTATTTAAAGCATTATATAATGAAGAAGTAAGTGTTATAAAGCCAAGAGATTTTCTTTTTACACCATCCAATGCCCATTATATTATTACTAATGATTTTGTTGTAGAAGGTGTAGAAGGTGATCCAATGGAGTTGGAGAATTCGACTCTATTTCAAGATCCATATGGCGATCCTTCATTTATTGAAAAGGCATATGCTCCAATTACAAATGTAGAGCAAATAAATGTTGGACTGGCAAAAACTTTTTATAAACTTAGTTTAGATGCTGGATATAATAGAGATTCTAGAGTAGAAGGTGCTACTTACGGTACATTTATTACTCATCCTAAAACGCGGATGATTGGACAAGTATCTGCAGGAACTACTATATTTGATGTTGATTCAACTGTAGGGTTTCCAAATACTGGTGAATTGTCTGTAAGGTATAACGATACTAAACTTGGTATTGTTTCTTATACTTCTAAGAATTTAAATCAGTTCTTTGGATGTTCTAATGTAATTGGAATAATTGAAGATGCTGAAGATGTTGGGATTAATACGTATTGTTATGCTCAATCAAATACCGGTGATGGTAGTATTATCAGAGTACGGGTAGGTTCGGTATTAGAGAGTCTTAATTATGCAAATACTAATCGCTATTATTCACATAGTGATGTTGCTAAAATTAAAACTTTAGGTATTAAAGAAAAGAGTTTTAAAGGAAGAAATTGGTTTTATAATATTGCAACGCAGTATAATGTTAAGAGTGTTGAATTAATTGATATTTCAGATCAAACTTACCTAGTTTATTTAAAAACAGAACATTCTTTTAGAGTGGGTGATAATGTAATTTTAATAGGTAGAGACACCCTTGAAAGGCCAATGTCTACAATTAGTGAGATTAAATCTGCAACATCCTTTATTATAAAAGGTCAAGGAAATCTTGCGATTATTGATACGTATACTGTTAAAAGAGTTCTTTTAAGGTCTATATCCAACACTTTCCCAGATTCATCACGATTTTTAACTAATGTACAGAATTTATATAAACAAGGTAGTGATTATCTAATTGCATCTCCATCTATTCCTTCATATAATGCTCAACCACTTAACGTTTCGAGTAGATCTGTTGCTCTTAATGGAACATTCCCTGCAACAAGTGCATTTACAATAACTTCAACTCTAGATCACGGATTTTATACAGGAGATGCTGTTTGGTATACCCCACAAAAAGAAGCTGAAACTTATTATGATTCTTTTGGCAAAATTCAAACTAGGATTGTCACTTATTCTTTCTTATTTGAAGAAGGTTTATATTTTATAAAAAGATTAGACGCATATACAATAAGATTAGCAAAAAGTATAGCGGATATTGCTAATGGAGTTTTTGTTGTAACTGATAATGAGATAACAGTCGAAAATAATAAAATAGAGCCTTATACATTCAAACTTAAAACTTTAGAATCGCAAAAAATAGTAAGATCTCTTCAAACACCAATACAGGATTCTGAGATATTTGAAACTGTACCAGGTCCTACTGGAATATTAATAAATGGTGTTGAAGTTCAAAATTATAAATCAAAACAGTTAGTTAATTCTGGAAAAATTGAAAATATTGAAATATTAGCAGAAGGTAATGATTATGATATTATTGATCCACCTCTTTTGTATATTGATGATGTTACTGGAATTGGAGCTACTGGATTTGTAGATGTACAGGGTAGTTTACAGGAAATTAGAGTTAAAAGTCCTGGATCTGATTATACAAGAATGCCATCGGTTACAATTACAGGTGGTAATGGTACAGGAGCAGTTGCTCAGCCAAATATGGGGTATATTCAATATGAAGCATCTTTCAGTGCCCAGAATGTAAATTTAATAGGAATTGGTGCTACAGTTTCGACAATTGGATTTTCAACCTATCATAAACTTAGACCTGAAGAACCAGTAATCTATTATAGTGAAGGTCAAGATGGTATTGTTGGATTAAATACGTATAACAAATATTTTATCGGTGTTGTAGATAATTTTACAGTTCAGTTATATCCCACACAAGGAGATTCTATTTTAGGAATTAATACTGTCGTAATAACTGATTATGGTGTTGGTAATCAAATTCTTAAACCTGTTCATGAAAGAATGGTATTGAGTTCTGTTAATGTAATTGATGAAGGAAGTGGATATACTTATAGACAAAGATCTTTATATCCAGTTGGAGTTAATACATCTAATAATGTAATTACTATTGAAGATCATGGATATAATTCTGGAGAAACCGTTAGGTATAGTCTTGGTGATGGTGCGACAGAAATGTCGGGAATTTCTAGTGCTACCGATTACATTTTAACAAAGATTGATGATGATAATTTTAAATTATCTAATGTAGGTATAGCGACGATTGATTATGACATTTATTATCAGAGTAGTCAATTTATTAATATAGAATCAACTGGTATAGGAACTCAATTCTTTAATTATCCACCCATTGAAGTTAATGTATTAGGTGAAATTGGTATATCATCTATAGTTGGTTATGGTACTACAGCAACTGGAGATCAACCTGCTGATGGAGTAAATTTTGCATGTGAAATTCAACCAATATTTAGAGGAAGAGTAACAGGCGTACATCTTTCTGATAATGGTGTAGGATATGGTAATTCTACAGTGATGGATTATGTGAGACAACCATCTATTAATTTATCATTTGGAGAAGAAGCTCAATTAAAACCAGTTGTTATTGATGGAAGAGTTTCTGAGATTATAGTTGAAAATCCTGGTCATGGATATAATTCCCCACCTGATGTAATAGTAGAAGAACGAGCAGGGTATGGTTTCGGTTGTGTTGCTACTCCAATATTAGCAGAAGATGGTAGAATAGAATCTATTAAAGTACTTCAAGGTGGTGAAGGATATACGCAACAAAATGTAATATCTTTTCTTGATTTTCCTGGAGGAGGAGCAGAATTTAAAGCACAGCTTCAGAAATGGCGTGTAAATTTAGTAGGGAAACATTGGGAAAAATTCACGTTAGATGATGGATTTATAGTAGATGGTCGAATTGGACTTCAATATACCCATTTATATGCTCCCAGAATACTTAGAGAGTCGGTTTATTCAACTGATCAGGATGGCAACACTTTATATGGGCAGAATGATTTAAGCAAACAAAATGGATCAGAAATTTCTGCTACAGGACATTCTCCAATAATTGGGTGGGCATATGATGGAAATCCGATTTATGGTCCATATGGATATGCTACTAGAAGAGGTGGTGTGATTAAACAGATGAAATCTGGGTACAAACTTGATTTGAAATCCAATAGACCATCTGAAGTATTTTTCCCTGAAGGATTTTTCATTGAAGATTATACTTATACTGAAGTAAATGATGAGACAGTTCTAGATAAAAATAATGGAAGATTCTGCATTACTCCAGAATTTCCAAATGGAACTTATGCATATTTTGCTACTGTTGATGCAGTAACGGCGTCTGCTGGACCTTTCTTAGAATATCGAGAACCAAAGTTCCCATATTTGGTTGGTGATGCGTATCATTCAGTTCCTAATAAATTTAATTTCGATCTTCATTCAAATCAGGATGATTTTAATCTTTCTGCAGAGAATTGGTTTAGGAATACTGAACCCTATAATTTAATAGAAGACGATATCACTTACAAATATGCTTATATACCCAATAAGTTGAAACAAAAAGTAGATATTCTTTCTACTACTCGTGGAACAGTTCAGGATGTTGGGATTAGTAGTGCTGGAAAAATGTATAAGATGGGTGATGAGGTAATATTTGATAATAGTGACACTGCAGCAGTTAGAAGAGGTTCGCGTCTTACTAATACTAATGGAATATTGCAAATGGAGCATGATCCCAATTCTGGGGCAAAAGCTAGCATTTCATTACTTGAGGGTGATGTTGTTACTAATGTAAGTGTGGCGACTAGTACTATTAGTGGGGTTGAATTCTATCCTACTGAAAAAGTAAATGGTGATTGGATTGGGTGGTGTGAAAATCCACATAATTTCTTAGCTAATGATATAATTTCAGTTTCTGGATTATCTACTACTTCTTCTGATATTGAAGGATCTTATAAAGTAGGAATTACGACTAATTTATTAAAATTGGTTGGAGTTGGTACAAGTAATCCTACAGGATTAGGGTCTACTTCTGTTACTGGGATAGTTACTTTTCTTAATGTTGGAGGAGTTCTTGAATATCCTAATATTAGGGAGAATGATATTCTAGGGATTGGTACTGAGAGGGTTAAAGTTTTAAATGTAGACAAACAATTGTCAAGAATTAGAGTAATAAGGGCATGGGATAATACTGTGGGTGTTTCTCATAGTATAGGAACTACTTTATATGATGATCCTAGAAAAATTATTATAAATGCTGGATTTAGAACAACTACTGAAAATAAATTAAATGAACAGCGTTATTTCAACCCAGTTCATCATGTTGGAGTAGGAACTAGTGTTGCTACTGGTATTGGATCTACAGTTTATTTTGAGAATGTGGGTCTTAGTTCATTGGGTATTGCTGGGGTAGGAAGAACAGGAGTCTTTATTCCCACTAGAACCATGTGGATTGAAAACCACATGTATCAAAATAATGATGTGCTTACATACTCTCCAGGTAATGGAAGTGGTATTGTTGCTGCTGGTACTACTGTTGATGTACAGGGATCTGTATTGTTTGATGGTACTGGTGATTATATGACCAGTACTGATAGTGCTTATGAACTTGGTAATAGTAATAATTTCACTGTAGAAGCCTGGATATATCCTCAAAATGCTATAATAGGACAAATCTTTAATAGCTCTGTAGGTAGTGCTTCTAATATAGGATTGACCCTTAATTCCACTAATCATGGAGATATAAGACTTCTAGTAGAAAACGATGCTGGTACCGATTTACTTGACATAACAACTGCAGCTGGGATGTGTCCTGTAGGGCAGTGGACTCATGTGGCTGCATCTTTATACAATACTGCTGGAAAGATCTTTATTAATGGTGTAGTCGAAGCAACTGGTACTTTAAGTGGCACAAGAACAGGTACTGGTACTGTAGTTCATATTGGTGCTCATAAAACTTCTGCTTCTCAAGATAGGTATTTTAGAGGAAAAATTTCTAACCTGAGATATGCTGTTGGAGAAGCAATTTATACTGCAGCATTTACACCACCAGTATTACCAACAACCAAGACCAGTCAAGCAGCTGCAGGATCTAATGTAAAACTTTTATGTTGCAAGTCTCAGGTGTCTGCTGCAGCAACGGGAGTTGTGGGTGCTGCACTTAGTGTCTTTGGTGATACTAGATCAAATGGAGGAAGTCCTGCGTTCCAAAATTGGGCAGGTACTGGTACAACATTAACTAATGGCGAAACTCTTTATGCTGCTAGAATATCGAAAGATGAGTTGGGAATTGCAACATGTAAGGTCTTTATAAATGAAGCTGGAAGTTGGTGTGGTATAGCATCAACACATCGTAATAGTTCTTCTATACTTTTCTTTACCGGAATAGGAACTGGAACATATCATAGTTTTAATAACAATTTTACTCCTATTACTGGGAAGTTAAGTAGAAATCTTGTAACAGTAGGTACTGCAGGTACTCATGGATTACAACCAAAAGATACTGTTATTGTTCGGGTTAATCCATCTAATGCTGGTATTGTTACAGTAAAATATAATGATTATAATAGGAAACTTACTCTTGATGCAGTTGGATTTACTACTGCTGGCGTAACTACATCAACAAATACTTTTACAATAAATGATAACGGGTTTACTAAAGCTGAAAAAGTTGTCCATATCGCAGATAGATCTGATCATTCTACATATGGATTGGAAGATCAGGGAATTTATTACGTAGTTCCAATTGATGATAATCAGTTTAAATTATCAAGCAGTTATTACAATGCTACGAGACATAAGCCTATTGTTGTTAGTATTGGAAATAGTGCTTCTAGTGGAACTTTAAATCCAATAAATCCACCAATAACAGTATATAAGGATTCTGTTATTACTTTTGATCTTTCAGATTCTTCATTGGCATATACTGTAGGGTCAATATCGTATCCAGCATTTGATTTCCAGTTATATGCAGATAATAATTGTGTAAAGGAATGGAATAAAAATCCAAGTACTAAAGAATTCCAAGTTAAAAAATCAGGGAGAATTGGAATAGATACTGATGCTAAACTTGAATTAACTATTGATAAGTATGTACCAGATACTTTATATTATAGACTTCTTCCTGTATATGAGAGTGATCTACCAGAAGTAAAATCAGAAATTGATATTGATGGAGATGTTCTTAATGGACATGAAATTAATTCATATCTTAGTGTTTATAATGGAAAACATATTATTGGTGTTGGGGCAACTAATACTTACACTTATACTTTAGCATCGACTCCAGAGAAAGTATCCTATGCAGGTACTACTTCTGATTTAACATATAAAACTGATTCAGAAACAGCTTTCGGACCTATAGCAGAATTTAATGTAACTGATGGTGGTAATAATTATTATTCAATCCCTGGAGTTAAGTCTATTACTTCGGAATTGGGTCAGTTTGCTATAGCAGAAGCAACGAGTAATAATATTGGTAAAATTACTAAAACAGAAGTTGAGAATATTGGATATAATTTCCCATCAGACCCAACTTTAGAACCAAGTGTTGCATTACCGCAAATTGTATCGATAAAAGAATTTGCTCGTGTTCAATCTATTGGAATAACCTCTGTTGGAAGGGGATATTCATCGCCACCAAATTTACGTCTTTTTGATGGTAAAACTGATCAATTGAAGGATGAATTTGCTGCTAAATATGATCTTAAAACGCAAAAAGTAGAAGTTCTTAGAAATACTTTTGGAATTCATAATGTTACTCCGTATATTATCCCCACAGAAAATACTAATGGTGTAGGAATTGCTACTGTTGGATTTAATACTGTCACTAAAGATGTAACTCTCACCTTAGCAGTAGGATTTACCACTGCAGGATCTTTCCCATTCCAATTGGGTGATAGAGTTTTAGTTGAGAATGTTAGTGTTGGTGTTGGATCTACGGGAACTGGATATAATTCTGCAAGTTATAATTATAACACTTTCCCTTTAATCGCAGTTGATGAAAACATTGGAGGAATTGGAACGGTTGCTTATAGTCTTAAAGATCATTTAAGTGATGGAGAGACTCCTGGTGTTTTCCATGCCCCTAGTTCTGCCGGAAGAGTTATAGCAGAGAAGAATTGGCCAGTATTTAATATTGCGGTTGAGCAAACTGATTATTTAGAAGGAGAAATAGTAAAAGTAGATGATGGGACTCTAAATGGGAAAAGTGGTATTGTCGATAGATGGGATAAAAAGGTTGGTTTATTAAAAGTATCTACTATTGACGAATTAAAGAAAGGAGATGTTCTTATTGGACAAGCATCGCATGTTCATGGACGTGCCGATAGAGTAGAAACTTACGCTGCAGATCTTAATTTCGGTGCTTGGGCTAAGGTATTTCATGGATGGGAAACTGATTCTGGAGTATTAAATTACCCTCTACAAAAAATAGAAGATAGTTTTTACTATCAGAACTTCTCATATTCACTTAAATCCAAGGTTGATTATGATACTTGGAAGGATCCTGTAGGTACATTAAATCATACTTCAGGATTTAAAAAGTTTTCTGACTATCAGTTAGAATCTACTACTGGTGAGAGTATGATGAGTGTTGGATTATCTACTGAAACAACATCAGTTGATGCAGTTAATGATATAATTGGTATTGGAAATATGAATGCGGTATCTGATTTTGATCTGGTCAGAGAAAATTATAGAAAAGTTGGTGGTGGAGCACAAGGTGAAGGTGGTTCTATTTTATCGGATGAAGTTATATTTGCAAATAGAGTTCTTAGTGATTATGAAGACTCTCAAACCAATAGAGTTCTTACTATAGATGATTTCAGTGGAACATTTAATAGTAATCCACGACCAACTATTTACGGTATAATTGATACATTTACTTTAACTGAGCATAGAGCAAAGAAATATTTCACATTAATTAAAGACCAAAGATATACGGGTCAAAGACAATTAATGATAGTTGATCTTATTCATGATGGTACTTTTGGATATATTAACCAATATGCCAAAATTGATAATGTTTATGATCTTGGTTCATTTGATTTCCAAGTTTCTGGTACAGAAGGTCAAGTTCTTTTCTATCCTACCAGATATAAGAAGAATGATTACTATGTTACTACTTTAGCTTATAATTTAGATGACAATTATCTGGGTATAGGTACTACAAGTTTGGGATGTGTTTATATTGATTCAACAAGTACAAAAGTTGCCGCTGCAACTACTACTACAGTTGTAGGTATTGCTACAACATATCGTTCTGCTAAAGTTTTGGTTAGTATAACACCAGATGCTGGTGGAGATGGATCAACAATTAATAGTGAGGATTGGGAATTTGAGGAACTTAATATTCTTCATGATGGAACTAATGTAGATTTATTAGAATATGGTGAGATGGTTACTAGTTCAGCAAATCTTGCTCAAGGATTTGGAACTTACTCTGCTTACATTGAGAGTGGAACTGTCAAAATTGATTTCCATCCAAATGCTGGAATTGGAACCACTTGTATAGTTAATACTATGCAAGTAGCAATTGGAAATACTACTACTGGTATTGGAACCATTAGTATGAAACATGCTCTTCTTGAATCAAGGACTACTACTATTGCTGCTGCTGGTTCTCCTATTCCTGTTGGTATTGGAAGTTTCCCAACTCAATTTAACCCTGAGGTTGATGGTTATGATGGTGCTTATTTTATAGTTCAAGTAACTGATACCACAAATACTGAACATCAATTATCTGAGTTCTTTGTTTTAGAAGATTATAGTGAAGAAAGTGGAATTGGAACTGCTTATGATACTGAATGGGCTAATATAGAAACTCTTGCAGGATTAGGTACTATTGGAAGTAGATTGCAGATGAATCAAGGTGGTGTTTCTTATTGTGAGGCAACATTTACACCGAATGCAAATATTGATTGTCAAGTTAATACTTATATGAATGCATTGAAGATTCAAGACGATGATAAAGATACTATTGATTTTAATAATGGTACTATTGAAACAGATTATGCGACGTATAGAGGAACTTTAAATGACATTAAGAGAGACTTCCCGTTAACTCATAATAAGGAAGAAATTTTCAATAGGGATTTTGTTGGTAATGCTTCTACGGTTGTAAGTGTAGGGTCAAGTACAATAACCCTTCCTAATCACTTCTTTGTTACTGGGCAGAATGTTAATTATACACATTCTGGAATTGGTGCTACACAAGCAATTGGAATTGGTTCTACTTCTTTTGGAGAATCTGGTGGTGTTGGTATTGGTACAACCGATAAAACACCTTCCAGTGTATATGTTATTAAAGTTGATGATGATACTATAAGATTGGCATCTAGTGCTGAAAATGCTCTTAAAGTTATACCAGAATCTTTAAACTTTACTAGTGTTGGTATTGGATCATCTCATAGATTTACTGCGAAGGATGCTAATGCAAAGGTTGTTATTGGTCTTGATAATGTTATTCAATCACCTGTTGTAGCTACAGCAACTACTACTCATCTATCTAATATTACATTTACAACAGATGATCTTCTTTACTTCTCTGGAATTACTTCTTTCTTTGCTGATGATTTAGTTAGAGTAGGTGCTGCTGATACTGGTGAGATAATGCAAATTACTGCGATTGGTGTTGGTGCTACTAATGCTATTCGAGTAGATAGAGGATGGATGGGTAGTAAGATTGCTGGATTTGCTACAGATACTAAGGTAGTTAAAGTTATTGGTGCTTATAATATTGTTGAGAACACTTTGAACTTCGTAGATGCTCCTGTTGGAAATACCCCATTAAGTACAGATACTAATAAACCCGATGATAGAGATTGGGTTGGTATATCTACAGGATACAGTTTCCAAGGAAGAATGTTTATGCGTTCTGGAATTACTGATGGTACATTAGAACCATATACTTCTAATTATATTATTGATAGTATTTCTAATGAATTTAATGGACTTAATAAGAATTTTGATCTTAAAGTAGATGGAGCAAATTTTGTAGGAATATCTACAGGTGCTTTCATATTAATTAACAGTGTTGTTCAAGGTAGAGGAGAAACTTATAACTATACCTTTGATGATACTGCAGGAATCACTACACTTTCTTTTGTTGGAAATGCAAAAATACTTAAAGATGACGTAGGCATATCAAGTTTCCCAGTTGGTGGTATTATAATTTCTGTGGGTTCTACTGAAGGATTTGGATATCAACCACTAGTTTCTGCTGGAGGAACTGCAATAGTTTCTGGTCTTGGAACAATTTCATCGATTAGTATTGGGAACAGTGGATCTGGTTATAGGGCAGGAATTCAAACTGTAAATGTTGGAATTAGTTCTCAAGGTAAGGATGCAACTTACTTTACTGGTATTGCAACTGCAATTATTAATAATGGTTATATAACTGGTATTAGTTCAGTGAGTGGTATTGGTACATTAGGTATTCATACATCATCCAATCCACCTCTTATAACAATTGATGCTCCGTTATCATATTCGGGTATGCCATTGATTTATAGTTCTGATTCTGTCACTGGAGTAGGAACTACCGCTACTATTGATGTAGTTGTTGGACAAGGATCTAGTGTAGTTGATTTTGCCCTTACAAATCTTGGATTTGGTTATGGTAATAGTGAAATTTTAACAGTTCCAGTTGGTGGATTGACGGGAATACCAACTACTGCTGATTTTGGTTCCAAAGAGTTTCAACTTACTGTTGATGAGATATTTAGTGATGAATTTACTGGATGGAGCTTTGGTGAATTAGATATGATTGATAAAATAGAAGATCTATTTGATGGAGAGACACTTACTTTCCAGATTAAGAAAAATGGAGCAGTTCTTTCTATTCTATCTGCTAAAGGTTCTAAAATTAATGTTCAAGATTGTCTTCTTATCTTTGTTAATGATATTCTACAAATCCCAGGTAAAGCATATAAATTTGAGGGAGGTAGTTTATTAACATTCACAGAAGCACCTAAATTTGGTGATAGTTGTAAGATTATGTTCTATAAGGGGACTGCTGGGGTAGATGTTAATTCTGTAGAGATTCTGGAGACTGTTAAACCAGGAGATGATATAATGATTGAGGCTGATTCAACAATTAGTTGGAAAGCAGGTCTTAATCAACAAGCATGGATGGATGAAGATGAAAGAGAGGTTGCAAGAGTAGATTCTACAGATACTGTTACTACGGTTCCTTATTTTGGACCAGGTAATACTACAGATGAGAATTTGATGAGACCTGTTATTTGGGTTCGTCAAACCGAAGATAGAATTATTAACGATAAAGAAGTAGCGAAAGATAGAGAACTATATGAACCCAACATTTATCCAGCTGCTTATCTAATTAAGACAGTTGGTGTAGGTTCAACTGCAATATATGTTGATAATATAAGACCATTCTTTGATCCTAATAATGAAAGCGGAATTAGTCTTTCTTTCCAAGATAAGATTAGTTTTGTTGGACAGGAAAGCAAGATTGCTGCCGCTGCTACTGCAACAGTTTCTACTGGTGGAACAATATCTGCTATTACTGTTACTGATGGTGGTGTTGGATATACTACTGCAACAGTTTCTATTGGTGCTACGGGATCAGGACAAGGAGGAGTTGGAATTGGTACTACATGGACTGCTTACGGAGCGGTAACAATTGCTGCTGATGGAACAATATCCGGTATTGCAGTCACATCCGGTGGTTATGGGTATAGTCCAGAGGAAACTCCACAAGTTCTTATTTCTCCACCAGCATCTGTTGATGAAGTAGATATAGTAAGTAGCTATGTGGGAGATAGTGGTGTAATTGTTGGATTTGGAACTACCACTAGTAATCAAATTATGTTTGATCTTCATATACCATATGATTCTTATTTAAGACAACCAACTTATGTTGGAACTGGATTAAGTTTGAGTTCTTTGAGCGTTAATGATTATTTCATAATTGAAAATTCTAATGTGGGTATTGCAACAACATCAATAACATCCTTGGATGGATCTAGTACCTATGGAATAGGAACTCACTTTGCTGATAACGTTTATAAGGTTACCACAGCAGTTAGTATTTCAACCTCTGTTCTGGGTATATCTACATATGTAAGAAGAGTTACTGTTGGTGTTGGATCAACTCCAGCAGGTTGGTATGGAACTGTAGGAATAAGAACATCTGATTTCTATGGTAATTATAGTTGGGGAGTAATTACATTACCTTCCAGAGCAGGTATTAATTCCTTCCAATCTTATACTTTAGATGGTGTAGGAGTTGCTGCAAGTAGCATAACAGAGGTTGTTGGTAGTTCAATTGGAGTAACTACGGCTATCTCAGCTACTGGTATTCATACCTCTGCGATAGTACAAAGGTACAAGCCTTTGAAATATAAAAATTATACTACTTAATCTTTAATAAATAAAGAAAAATATCTGTCAAAATGGCCGCCATTATAACTGATCAAATCAGAATATTAAATGCGAAAAACTTTATGTCTGGAGTAAGTACTTCAACCAGATCGTTTTATTCTTTTGTGGGGTTACCTAATCCTACGGATATAGCATCTGATTGGGATACTACACCTCCAGCTCCTAAAGACAATTTTAGTGACGAAAATGAGTATTGGGATACAATGATTGCATTGAAGAAAATCAATGCTGATGATGTTAGGCAAGTTGTTCCAAAGAGGATATGGTCTTCTGGTACAACTTATGACATGTATCGTTCTGATGTTAGTAGATCTAATCCGGCAAAAGTTTCGGGTGCAACTAATTTATATTCGTCTACATTTTTTGTTCTTAATGAAGATTATAGAGTGTATGAATGTCTTCAAAACGGTACGGATCCTGACAATCTTAATGGTAGACCTTCATTAGATCAACCTCTTTTTACAGATTTAGAACCAAGAACTGCTGGTGCTAGTGGTGATGGGTATGTATGGAAATATCTTTATACCATTAAACCAAGTGATATTATAAAATTCGAATCAAGTGATTTTATTCCAGTTCCGATAGAATGGGGCACTAATGCTAGTCATGCTCCAATACGGCAAAATGCTGTAGATGGATCTATTAAAATTATAACTATTACCAATAGAGGTGTGGGTGTTGGAACTGCAAATAGAACTTATACAAGAGTTCCTATTAGGGGGGATGGTTTTGATGCTGAATGTACAGTAGTTGTCGATGCTGATCAACAAGTTGAATCAGTAGTTGTTTCTAATCAAGGGGAAGGTTATACTTATGGTAGTGTTGATTTGATTGCTGGCGGAGTTCCTACAGGAACAACAGCACGACCAGGTTTTGATGTTATTGTATCTCCTCAAGGCGGTCACGGATTTGATATCTATAGGGAATTGGGTGCTATGAATGTGCTTTTATATTCTCGAATTGAAAATGATAACACTAATCCTGATTTTATAACAGGTAACCATATTGCTAGAGTTGGTGTTGTTGATAGTCCACAATCAACTGGAGCTGCACTTTTAACTATTGATAAAGCAAGTGCTTGTAATGCTCTTAGGTTAACTGGAACTGGATATAGTACTGCATCATTTACTCCTGATGCATATTTTGAACAAACTATCGGTACTGGAGAAACTGCAGTTGGTAGAGTTATAAATTATGATTCTGTTACTGGAGTTTTAAAGTATTGGCAAGATAGGACCATGGCTGGTTTTAACACTGTTGGTACAGCACAAACTACTCCTACTTGGGGATTTAATCAGAATTTATTTACTAGTAGTCCTACTACTGGGGGTAGTTTGACGATTGTACCTTCTACAGGTTCTAATTTGGCAATAAATACCTCTTTTTCTGGTGTCTCTACCTCAATAAATAATAGAACATATTACCTTGGACAAGAATTTGATCAAGGTATTTCTGGTCCTGAAGTTAAAAGATATTCAGGAGACATTATATATGTTGATAATAGACCTTCTATTGTTAGGTCTGTAAATCAAAAAGAAGATATTAAAGTCATTTTGCAATTCTAACGGACTATGCCACTACAAACGAATCTTAACGTATCACCATATTTTGATGACTTCCAGGCAGACAATGATTTTGCAAAAGTCCTTTTTAAACCAGGATATCCGGTACAAGCTAGAGAATTAACATCTCTTCAATCTATACTTCAGAATCAAATTGAAAAATTTGGTAAGCATTTCTTTAAAGAAGGTGCTAAAGTAATTCCAGGAAATATTGGTTATAACCAATTATATTATGGTGTCCAGCTTAATAATAATTATCAAGGGGTTCCTGTATCTGCATATGTTGATCAATTGGTTGGTGCAAGAATTAGAGGATCAAATTCAGGTGTAACGGCAATTGTTGATAGAGTTTTGAGACCAGAAGAATCTGAAAGGGGAACTCTTACTCTCTATGTAAATTATTTGGGTTCAAATACTAAAAATAATACTAATAAAGAGTTTGATGATGGAGAAGAATTAACTTCTAATGTTACTATTCTTTCTGGGTTATTGGGAAACTCTACAATTGAACCAGGTACACCATTTGCCTCAACTTTTCCTAGTAGAGCATCAATAACAGGAGCATCCTTCAACATTGATGAAGGTGTATATTTTTTCCACGGTCAATTTGTAAACGTAAATAAAGAAACAATTCTTTTAGATCAATATACTAATAGATCTAATTATAGAGTTGGTTTATTTGTAACAGAAGAAATAATTAATGCAGATGTAGATCCTACTTTAAATGACAATTCTCAAGGATTTAATAATTATGCAGCACCTGGTGCAGATAGATTAAAAATTACAGCAGGATTGTTTAAAAAACGTTTAGGCGATTATACTGATGATGCTGGTGGTCAACCTTCACCTGCACCAAGTCCTGTAGTAAATCCCGCTAATGTTCCTACTACAACAACTGCTGCTAATAATGCTAATATTGATGCAACAGGTGATGTATATAATACTACTAATATATCTAATGTAAGTAATGTATCTAATGTAAGTAATGTATCTAATGTAAGTAATGTATCTAATGTAAGTAATGTATCTAATGTAAGTAATGTATCTAATGTAAGTAATGTATCTAAT